AAACCCGACGATGGACAAGCGGGCTGGATTCACGTGAGTTACAATGAAAAAGGTGCTAACAGAAAACAAATTCTCACTTTTGATGGCAAACGCTACGAAAACGGTCTTCCCGAAATGAAGTGGGAAAAAGGCCAAGTTGTAGAATAGAAAATTTGCGCGCGCTACGCGTATAGTCCTACGTTTTACTGGATTAAATCCATTTTTTTAAGTCTTCTCCTAGAACTTGAGAGGCAATATTAATTTTATTTCTAAGAGCCTTAACAATTTTTTCATCAACTGTATCTTCCGCAATAATATCCACATAAGTGACATTCTTTTTTTGACCTATTCGGTGTGCACGGTCCTCGGACTGTAATCGCTTCTCTAGGTCATATCCGTTAGAATAGTAAATTACTGTGTTTGCAGCCGTCAAAGTAATGCCATAGCCGCCCGTAGCTGGCGTTCCAACTATAAACCGACACTTAGGGTCGTCCTGAAATTTACGTATGTTATTTTGTCTCTCATCTTGAGGCGTAAGCCCATAATAATCAACAATGGAACCTGGACCATGAACCTTAACAACTTCTCTAATAATGTTTGTAATGTCGTGTTGGTAATTTGCCCAAATTATAGCTTTTCCTTCCAATTCGTCTAAAACGTTCATTAACTCACTAATTCTATTATTAGCTATTTTTTGTATAGTGCCATCATCAGCAGTAAAATGACCACATGTAATTTGATGTAATCTCATCAATTGAGTTAAAACAGTCATAGTAGATGTTACTTTACCATTTAGATGTGCAAGAGCATTTTCCTTCATTTCAGTATAAATTTTTCTTTGATCTGAAGATAAAATAATTTGTCTTTTAGTCCAATTCTTTTCTGGTAAATCTAAGCAATCTTCTTTTAAGACCCTGTATGAAAATCCTTTTAATTGATCGGATAACTCACTTAAATTTTGAAATTTATCTACAACTTGTATTGAACGACCTCGAACATGTATTGTTTTCATGAGAGCGTATCTATTTCTAAATGCATAAAATGAAGTAAAATCCAATAACCACGGACTTAAAAATTCACACTGCGAATATAAATCTAAAGGATTTTTAGTAACAGGAGAACCTGTCATAATTCTTCTATATTTAGTTTTAGTAGCTAAATTAAGAATATTTTTAGTTCTTTTTGCACTAGGGTTTTTAATTGTTGTGCTTTCATCAACGGCCATTAGGGTATTGTGGGAAGATATAAATTTAGAAGCAAAATCAGTTCCTTTAGTTGTGCTAAAAGCTTCCACATTCATAACTAAAATATGAAGAGCTGTGTCTATTTCAAATAGACTCTCTAATTTTTCTTGTTGTGTTTTTGTAATATTTGGTTGCCATAATACAGACACATTTTCCACATGATTTGGAAGGTGAGTTGGCAATTCTTGCTCATACCAAGTTTTAACAACACCTTTAGGTGCCACAATTAGAACACCATCTATTTTACCTTTATCATAAAGCATAGCAGCATTATCAATTAATACTTTTGTTTTACCTGTACCCATTTCCATAAAATAGGCAAAGGTTTCTCTGTTCCATGACTTTTCTAACGCAGTCATTTGATGCGCATACGGTTTTGTCTTAAATTTATATTTCATAATTTTCTTCTTTCTATGGGTTGACATTTAATCTATCTTCCACTATATGTCAAGGCATGAAAGAAAAAATAGTTTATGTCGTACAAGAAATCACAGGGACACAATCAGGGAACCCTAAAATTAATATTATGGGCGCTTCTGAATACGGAAAATTTAAATTTCTATTACCTGAATTTTCACAAATAATTTTTTCACCAGGTCCTTTAATTTTTAAATTAAGAAAAGCTTTAAAGGATTTTAATGAAGAAGATTATTTATTATTAACAGGAGATCCTGCAATAATAGGT